GGAAAAAGCTCTAACATTTTTTTAAAACTTTCATCCCAAAAAGCATCATTTGTATCTAATGGTTTATCATCAGAATCTACTAAAGTTTCTTTTATTTTTTTTATATCTTCTCTATATTTTTTAAACTCAGCAGTAGATTCATCTGTTAAAGGTTTTTCTGAATCAGCTATTTGTGTCCAATCTAAACTTGAATGTTTATAATCAACCGTTTCTTCTAAAATATTAATTTTATTAACTATGTAATTATCTATGTAAGCATCATTCATTGCTTGTCTTATAGCTAATTCTTCATCACTTTCATCTCTTAAAACTCTTACAAAATTTTCACTAGTGCTAATTTTTCCTTTAGTTAAAGTTTTTTTAGTAGGTAAAGCCATAATATTTCTCCTATGCTACAACAACAGTTGTTGGTTTAATTGTTGCGGTTAAGGTAAAGTTAGCAAAAGAATAACTAACTGCTTTATTTGCACTATCGTCACCTACATTTATACAAAATCCTGCTGGATAAGAACCCATATAAGAACGATCTATGTAGTTTCCGCTAGCAGGAGCTCTTACCTGGCTTTGCATAGTTGGTTGTGTAAAACCCCATGACTGTCTAGGACCATATGCAAGGTTACTACTTTCTCCATAACTAGTATATCTTCCTCCTATTTTCCAATAGCCATTCATCCAAGGAACAAGTTTAATATTTAAAAACCAAGGTGCTACAACATAACCACCACCACTGTTACCAAGCCAATATTGACCATAACCAATGTTACCAGAGCTATCTCCAGTGGCTGTATTATACCAATATTGCTGGTTACCATCTTGCTGAATAGAATTACTACTGTTACTATACATTGTCCAAGAACTATGTCCTACCTTTTGCGTAGTAGTCGTACCTGCTAAAACAGGTGCTTTAGCAGCATCTAAGATTTGAACATAAAACCTACCATATTGAAGATTACTAGAGTCTCCTTGAGAAGAGCCATTGGCTTGTAAATCCCACCACCTAACATTTCCATCTTGAAAATAAGCTGATCTTACAGCATCTGGTAAGTTCCATGTTCCTATGTCAATTCCTAAAGTCTTATCGAGGTTTGTATTAACGACAAGACCAGATTCAGTTTCGCCAATATCTTTTGCTGTAGTATTAACATCAACAAGAATTTTAGTTACTTTTGTTGTTCCATCTATGACAAGAAATTCACACTTTACAGGACTGTCTTCAAAAGTTAAATTTCCAGCACTATTTAAAAAAGCTGATTTTGTTGAAGTAGGTCTTGTTGTTGGTAAAGACATATCTGCTGTACCAGCCAATGTTCCTAATTTATTTGTTGCTAATGTTGACATATTATTATTCCTTAACCTGTTTTTGGTATTCCATACATATTTACTTGACCTGCAAGCATATAAGAAGTGTTATTACCATCCCATCCACTTGTGGTTGAAAAAGTAAATCCATCTGCAAAACTAGAATTAGTAACACTTCCTTTTTTTATAACTCCAGCCATTGCAAAATTTACATTATATCCACCATTATAAGCCTGATTGTAGGTACTGTTCCATCTGTTAGTATTAACTTGTTCTAAAACTGGAGGAATCATACGATTAGCCGCACCATTATAATAATCTGTTGTTCCCCATGCACCTCCTTTATAAGAAGATGTCTCACCAGCACCACCGTCATTCCACGGAATTGGATTTGTGTACATAGCATCAAAATTTGTCATAGAATTTACACCAGCAGTTGTAGTTGCAGTATTAGATAAAAAATGTTCAGAACCATAAGTTCCTGTGCTGTTTCTAGAGTTAACACCTCCAGTCCAAGAAACATCATATTTATTCCATCCTGATGCCGTACTACTCATACTTTGACTTATATTAGTGCTTCCGTTCATAGGAGATAAAACAAAATAATTGCCACTAGCATTTCTATTTCCAACTAACGCCCATTCTAAACGATATTGATAAATATCAGAACCAGAGTAACCTGACGCAGGGTCAATAGAAATTTGAAAGTTAGTTGTAAAAGATTGTTGATCTGCAACTCCTAAAAGAACCCAACCTGTTTCACTAGATGTTCCTAAAGAAGAAAAATTTACTGAAGAAGATGGAGCTGTTATATTTCCTGAGGCATCTACCTTTACATTTCTTTTAGCTGTAGGTAGTGTTTTAGGAAGAGTTAAAGGAGCTGATCCTGTTAATGATTGTATTTTATCTGTTCTAACCGTCATTCTTTATTCCTTTATTTATTTGCGTTTAAATTAGAGTAAGTCATAAACATACCTTCATTAACACTATTTCCATTAGCGTCATAAAATTTTAATTGAGTGTAAACAGGTGCTGCTCCTGAGCTATATCCTGAGTAAGTCCAAAAACTTGAATTCATAACAAAATTTACACTATTTGTAGTAGAAAAACTTGAATTGTTGTTGTAAATAAAAACAGATTCTATTAAAAAATGATCTTGTTCATAACCTTGTGATTTATTGTATTGAGAAACAACAAGCTCGCCTCCCAACATTGCTAAACCATCAGTAGCAGATGTTTTTGTAAATATTTCTCCTGACTGACTAGCTCCTGTAGGTTGAGTTAATTGAGGGTGATACAGCATATGTCCTTGATTTTTTTCAGTAACGGTCATTGCTCTTGAATAATTTTGTTGAGAACTACCGCCACCATAACTATACGATAACCTTTGAGGAGCAGTATAATTACCAGTTAAGCAATTAGCATTGTTTGCATCCAAGAGTTGAATGCATGGTTTGGCAACTCCTGTAAAACATGCTCCTGAAAAGTGAAATCTAGTTCTTGAAACTTCATCTACATCAGTAGTACCATTAGGAAGAGTGTTTAATATAACACTTGATACAACAGAACTAGCATTATTAACTCTTGCTTTATCACAAAATACATCACCTGTCACAGAGGTTGAACTTGAAGTTTGCATTCTATCAGTTACAGGATTAGCTGAACCATAACCTAATTGACCACCACTTGTTGATGTTAAATCAACTGTAGCACTAGGATAAGTTGTAGGCAATGTAAACTCTTCACCACCTGGAGTACTTACTTTATTTGTTTTTATTAACGATGCCATAGTATTACCTTTTTACCTTATATTTTATTGTATTGCAAATTATCATGCTACTGTTATTTGAGCGGCGGCTTGCTTTATAGTTGCAAAAACTTCTATTCTTCCAGAAACAAGACCCCAACTCCCTTGTTGATTTTTATCATAAGGTAAGAAATACATTCTAAAACCTTTTGCTTGAGCACTTTGTAAAGCATAAGCAGTGCTATTAGAGTTCTGTATTTGTCTGCCACCACCCATATAATTATATTGATTAAAACTATAATTACCAGAGTACCCATTCCATTGAAATGTTTGTTGCGTATCCATACTAGATTTATAATTCATTACCTGAATTTCACCAGTTATATTAGTTCTCATGTAAGTATTTTCATCAGTTGTAAAAGGATTGTTTGCTATTGTCGGACCATGATAAGTACTACTACCTCTTGAAGACATTGAAGGTGTATTTTGATAACCCCATAAAGAATAGCCATAAGTATTAGATTCATAAGTACCATTTGAAACAGTCCATGTTCTGTCTTTACCACTTGCCCAAGTATTAGCATCTGTCCAAGAAGTAGTATTGTTTTTAGTGATTCCAAAACCGTACCAATAAGTATCAGTAGAGCTAAATATTACATCGCCACCAGCAGAAGTTATAGGAGCAAGAGAAAATATTAAAGTTGCTTGACTATTGCTAGAATTATCTGCTCCTCCAAAATTAACACCTACCCACTTTATTCTAAAACTTTCTATAAGATCAGCACTAGCTGCAACACTAGAAGGAACAACAACTTCTAAACTTTCTAATGGAGAAGAAGGTGTGTAAGCATTGTAATCAAATGTAGAGATAAGAACTTCGGTACTTGGATTTAACACAACAGTGCCATCTGCACCTGTTGATATAGCACCTTTAAGACCAAAACCACCTCTACCGTCTGTAACAATTTCTGTGTTAGCGGCCCCATCTGATGTGGGTAGTTTCCATTGTATTGGTCCACCTGTTGATATACCTGATCCACCATTGACAAATGTTGTACCAACAGGAGAAACAGTTGCTGTTACATTGTTAGATATTGTAACAGTAGCATAAGCATTAATGCCTGGTGAAAATAAAGTATTAGCAGAAATAGTTACATCATCGGTAAAATCTGCTGTTCTATCCATAACTGTTCCAGCAGCTATATCAACAGCATATAAATCAGCACTATCGGTAACAGTTAATGTTTGACCTGATGCAACCGTATAATCAGAAATAGTAAAGAAAGCCTTATTAAATTGAAGAGTACCTTTAAATTGACCACTAAGAGCTTTGTTAGCTGTTAATGTTTCGTCAAAAACAGCGTCTGTTTCAACAACATTACTTGCAAGGGTTGTATCAGAAAAAGCAGCGTTTTCAGCTGGATATGTGGAGAATATTTCTGGTGCAGCTGCAAAGTTAACTACATTATTTGAGTTAGAAGAGCTTTTAATTACAGTACGACTTAATGTCCAATTAGGACTTCCTGAAGTTAATGTTCCTTCGCCAACCTCAAATGTATTGTTTACATTGTCAACAGCACAATAAAAAACTTGATCACCAGTAGTATGTACTGATGCAAATGTTCTAAAGCCACCTGTAGAGGCACTTCCTGATAAAGTAAAAGTGCCTGTTCCTGAAGTTGTAGCCTCCTGTTTGGTTCTATCAAAAAATTTGAGAGCCATAGTCTAACTACCTTTAAAAATTTAAACTATTCTAATAATAGCGTTTGTTGCATCAGGTGTTGGAAATTGTATTGTAAAATCTCCAGAACTTGATGATTTGTCAGATCCAAAATCAAGAATTGCTACCGATTTATTAGACTGTGTAGAATTATAAATCATTGCACCACGAGCTGTAATAGTTGAAGTACTCCAAGTTGTGTCAGCAAAATCTGTAATAGCAGTAGTTCCTGATGGATTTGTTGGTGTTACATTAGTTAATGTATTTCCACCAGACGTGTAAGCAGTTCCAGAAGCTTCATTGGTTGTTGTAAATGCGGTAGTTGCTGCACCTAAAGTTGCAGATGATGTGTAAAGAGCAATTTTAAATGTTGCTCCTGTATTTGCGGATCCACCGCCACTACCATTGGTAAAATTATGAACACCTTGCAGCATCTCAACCTTAAAGCTGGTGGTCATTGCTTGAGTTATTGCCATTTTATATTCTCCTTATAATTTCGGCTATATCATTCTGTCCTTGTGAGGACAATGTACCACATATAGTTGTACGTTCAGACAAGATAGCTTGTTTCATGTAATAAGTCATTACACTTCTTACATTTTCTTTAAATGCCTCTGCCTGCTCTCTTATTGCAGGAGGAGCGTCAGCGGATACAGAAATAATTTTATCAGTAGCTCTATCAGCCCAATAATCTACTCCTAATCCGGTATTGTTTGTAGTCACCACTTCTACTTGACCCATTTGAGAGCCCATTTCTTCTGTAAACATTAAGTCACCTCTATTCTTAAACTATCAAAACGATACTCATCTCGTCTGTCTCTACCTTCAAATAGATTCTTCTGACGAGAGATTTCTTCCATGAACCTTTTTTCATACTCTGCTAAAAGGGTAGGTTCTCCCTTCATAAATATATAAGCTTCAATTAAAGCACCATACAATAGTGCATTTCTTGAATTTTCAGACAAGTAAGTACCAGTTGTATTAACTGTAAGACTTGGAGGCCTATATAAATAATTTAATTCCATAGTGTAGTTGGCATCAGGGCTAGGAGCAACTAAAAATGTGTTATCCTCACCTGCTGTATTACTTCCAGCGTCAAAATCTGCATAATATTTTGGTAAACCATTTAAATTTGCTTGAAGTGGATCTATGTCATATTCTTGAATAAAAGATGGGTGTTTTTTATCTAAATAATGATAATCACCATTTGCGTCTATAGCCGCTAAAGAAAAAGACGCTAAATAATCTGTAGGTCCTTTTAAAAATCTATTTCCTAAAGTTACATTACCTGTAGCAGTTTTTCTAAATACATTTACTTGAACTAACTCTAACATTCTTTCTTCTGCTGATATAATAAAGTTATCTAAAGTATTAACAAAAGTTGTTTCAGTATTTTGTGTGTAATTTTGTATAAGTGTTTTTAATTCTGCTAATGTCATGTCGTTACCACCGTTACTGTTCCTACGCTTCCATTAATAGCAGAAAATGCAAGTGCCGTTCCAATTGGATCTACTACTAAAGAGTTAAAAGCATTTACTTTTGTTGTTCTTACTAAACCATCGCCCGCAGGTACATCTTTATCAGGTCTTGGTTCATACAAAGCTTGTGGATCAGCAAAGTTTAACCTTACTTCAAGCTGAGGTTGTTTAGGTTCCCAACACTCTGGGCATGTTTTAAAACCATTCCATTCATTATGCAATTCTCTTAACAAATATCTTTGTCCGCATCTATCGCATTGCCCTAAAGCTCTTCTTCCGTTTGCATAAGCCATTAACTAAGTCTCCTATAGCTTCGCATAGAAGGTCTAACTTGATAACTTTGACGAACTTCGTCTTGATCAGCTGCTCTTTTAAATTCTTCTTCATAACTTTGTTTTAACAACATAGTTCTTTCTGGTGCTCTTTTAATAGAAAGATAATATGCAAGACCAGCTGCCAAACAAGGATAAAACCTAAAAGGAACTTGCATTGTGTTTGGCCCGTAGTCTGCATCTTCTATTCGTCTTAAATAATTAAACACTAAACTGTCATTATTGTTATTAGATGTAGGCCATATTTGAATTTTTGGAGAAATTTGTTTATCAATAAAATATTGACTTGGTTGACCTTCTGTTGATTTATCAGGAATTTGAAGATATTCATTTCTACCTATAGGTTGAATTATAATATCAGAATTTGATCCGTTATTTATAGTTCTGTAGGCAAGACCTAAAACATCAATAGCACCTTCTGGTAAACTATAGTCTGTTTGACCTTTAACAAGAGTTTCTGTGTGTTGAACAACTGTCCACTGATTAAGACCTCTATTAGCCCAATCAGCTAACATAAGATTTAAACTTCTTTGAGCAGTTTTTAAATCATAACCAGTTCGTAATTGTAGACCGCACCTTTCAAAGGCTTCTTCAACGTATTCTGCTACGTCTAATTCAAAATCTCTACTATTACTGGTAGCCATGTCATTATCCTATCTTAGTAAACTTTCGTTTTCCTGGAGCTATTGCACCACATCCTATATTACCAGATTTTGACCCTGGTTTTAAGGATTCTCCATTATAACCTACTAAACCACCAGAGCGATACTTTTTTATT